AGCTAGAGCCCACCATCTCCTCGGCATAGTCCACAGCCTTGAGGATGTCGCCGTAGTACACCGATGCCTTCACGATGTACTGCAGAGGTCGGAGTGTCTGAGGATCGCGCACGATGTCCACGATCTCTGTGATGATGCGGAGGTCAGCGTGGTCTGAGTGAGCTCGCTGTAATCTTTCCGCGACTGTCTCATACGCGTTCAAGTCAAACGCCATGATGTGCCTTCTTTCTGTAGGGGGCGCAACGCGCCCAGGGTCGGGTCAGACTTTAGGGGCTACCACCGACATATGGAAGTACCGCCACGCCCTAGATGTAATGAGTGGCATACTCAGGGGTCAGGGGGTGGGCTATGTCAGCCAGAGTACATATGAGTCTGTTCAACCTAATCGTTGAGGTGGAGTCGGACTTCAAATATCCAGATCAGATGCAAGACATGAGCAATCGAGCTATGGCTCTATTCATGGGTGCTATTGAGTTCTGCAAAGCAAACAATCTAGATATCCGCACAGATGATGTGGATGACTTTATAGATGAGGATGAGGACTAATGTGCCTCTCCTGTGGGGACTGCCGTAGAGAGCATCCCTACTCTGTAGATGACTCCATAGACTCGTTCGAGGCTACCAATCTACTGATGAGCCAGTCCACCACCGGTACAGCCACAGCGTTGCCGAGCTGTTTGTAGCGATGGCTATCAGCCTGTCCCTCAGTCCATCCATCAGGGAAGCCCTGTAGTCGCTCACACTCTGTAGGTGTCAGTCGTCTGACAGTAGATGTGAAGAGTGTCTGAAAGTTAGAAGTACGCAGCGAGAACGAGGTATCGGATACCAACGGCCCCTTACCGCCCCCAGGTTTGCCCTCTCGATCCTGCATCACCATAGGTTGATCCATATACACCACTCCCATCTTGTCCATATCTGTACCTGATCTCAGAGTCTGCGCTGTATCGCTAGTCGTCTGGTTATAGGTATCAAATGTCTGAGCTACGAATAACTGAGCATGATGGCTCTGTACTGATGGCTGATGAGCCTGTAGTGCTAGGGCTGTATCTGTAGGTGTAGCTGAGAAAGTGTCAGCCTTTGCATCCTCTCGTATCGAGTAGGCGACTGTCTCATCCTCACCCTCCTGATAGACCATCGGCATATTGTTCCCACCTGTTCCCATACGCGCCTGTAGCGTGTTGATTTTGTCATCCTGGATGCGTATGTCATCCACGCGATTGCCATAGAAAACGATGACAGTAGCTCGTGTCTCGTGTGCGTTATCAAATACATTCAAGGTAGGTACTACCCCCCCCATCGCCCATGACTCGTTATCCTCAACAGTCTGAGCCCGTCTAGTCTTGACTGCCCACAGTAGGTTCATCTATCAACACCATCTGCATCCTGCCCTTATCGGGCATCCGTTGTTCGTTCGAGGTGGCTGTCAGAGCCTGTGCCGTTGTTGATCCATCCCACCATGTCATCGTGTCATGCGCTCGCGATGCGTTGAGAGATGGGCTCACTTCTCCGGTGGGGAAATCGTAGAGCTCGAAGTTTCCAGCCCTGCTACCTGCTCCAACGCTGTCTGTAGCTGAGTCGGTAGGGTCTTGCCCCTTCTTCCTGCTCGGCGGAGTATCCCCTGCGCTGCCTTCGGCGAGATCGAGTACTTCTGCAGGTGTTCTCCAGTCGTCTCCAAGACATCCGACAATGAAGATTCTGCGCCGTCTTTGGGGGACTCCGAAGTATTGAGCATCAAGCACACGCCACGCGATGCTATACCCCCTTTCAGCCAACGCCCCGATGACGACTCCCATATCCCTTCCTCCACTAGATGTGAGCAGACCAGGGACATTTTCAAGGATGAAATACCGCGCCTTCGTTTCATCAAGGAGTCTGCAGATTTCCCAGAAAAGTCCAGACCTAGCTCCTGCGAGCCCTGCTCGTTTCCCTGCCACAGACAAGTCTTGGCATGGAAATCCTCCAACGATGACTCCGTGTTGCGGAGTAAATCCTGCGCTAATGAGTTGCTCACCTGATACCTCCTGGATATCGCCTAGTATCTGACTGTTTGGGAACTGTTTGCGCAGTACACCCTGCGCGTGTTTGTCTATCTCTACTGATGCTACGACTTTGACCCCATTACGCTCTAGAACTAGATCAAAGCCTCCGATACCTGCGAACAGGGATACTGCAGTCATCTGTGTCATAACGCCTCCTCCGATGACCTAACCTAGTCCAGCCAGACCTTATATCCAGCCGTGACACGCCCCTTCTCAGGGTCTATGAAATGTAGTCGCTGTGATGGAGTAGCTGATGCTGCGAGCATGACTCCTGCGTATCTGTTATCGCTCTCTGTCGATCCTGTTTGATATACAGCTCCATGTCCGTTAGCCATCGGCCACTCAGCGTGTGTGTGATAGTGACCGACATAGACATCGCGGAACTCCCAGGGTAGAGCCCCTGATCTCCATCTATTCATATGTTGGACTATAGCCGCAGGGCTCGCGTACCCATTTCGACCTATCTCATCGCCATGTATCAGTACAGCTCGGTAGTTGCCTATCTCGACCTTCTGCCAGTCCTCTGGACACTCCTGCCATGTCAGGCGTTTCTCACCCTGTAGGAGTTGTCGGGCTAGCTCGTAGCACATCCGGTCAAAGTTGTCTGATCTCGGCACATTGTCGCGCTTCGATCCGATGCGCCCATGATTGCCCCACTCAGGTACGACTGTCACCCTCTCATAGTGGGCGAGCGCATACCGCACTACATCCACACAGAGTCTAGATACAGTCACATACTGCTCGAATAAGGTGGCATCTATCTCGAATGCCTGGGTAGGGAAGTTGAATAGTCCCTCGACCATATCTCCGCCAAAGAGGATCACACACTCTTTCACAGGATGGTCAGCTCTCTGTATCTCGGTAATGCGTACAGCTCGCTCGGCAAACTGTAGGACTCTGCGATTCATCACCTGAGAGTCATAGCTCGTGGTGCGCTTTGCCCCCTGCCAGTCGGTCATATGCCACAGGGCTACCTCGACTCTCGCCTTGCGTTTATCCACCGGCGGAGGGGTCACATTTTTGACAGGCCCATAGGTCAGCATCGCATCATAGGCAGCCTGATGGGTCGCCTCTACTAGGTCGTCTGTCTTTGTTTTCGCCTTGAGTAGCTGTTTCTGCAGTCGGAAGATAACAGATCGTAGCTCTCTCACATCAGAGGACTCGATACCCTCTGGGAGACTGTTGAGTTTGTCCTCTAGGCTCATTGTGTAGCTATCTCATATCCATGCTGTGTGTAGCCCTGTTTATCTAGCCAGGAGTCCTCATGGTCAGGAGATCGAAACAGCCGGACAGTTTTCAGAGCATCCATCATCAGAGCGACCTGATATGGGGGGACGGGGTCTATCTCTAGTAGAGCTCCCCAGATTTTGCCTATCTTTTCAAAGTTATCTACTGCATCGCCATACTCATCCTGCCGAGATGCGAGGATGTTCTCTATTTTGGACATTTGCACTCGCCCTTGCGATGGGCTCTCAGGGCATCGTTGGAGGTCTTATGTCCCTCCTGCCTGAGTGCCTTCACTATCAGGCTGAGTGGTATCTGTTTCTCCCACGCCTTATCTAGTGCTTTCTGATCCTCTTTAGATAGCGAGCTATACAGAGCCATATATGGACAGCCTGTTGATCTGCGAGCGCGACTTGCCATCGCATCTAGTGTGTCACCTAACGCCATATCCCACCTCCGCGCATACCCTAACACAGACTCTCAAGTAGTCCTTTATAGATACCGATAGGGGTCAGGTGCGTGTCTGACCCCCTCGGCGTTTCCCAATGGAGGTAGGGAAGTCTATGCCTTTTTCTTGCGTGATTTCTTTGCAAGTTTGTCGAGCTCTACATCTACTACATCAGCGATGCGCCCGAATACAGGATCAGTTTTGTCAATGCCGCGAATAGCAGGCCCAACGATGGCTGCTGCTGTTGCTAAACCGAGAGCCTTGATATCAGTCACTCCTGCGAGATATAGGCTCGTTGCTGTTAGTACGAAGTGGCGGAGTGCTGACTTGAGTGCTTGTAAGTGTTGCGGTTTCATATTTCTCCTAGTTAGGTCGAGCTACAGCCATGACTAGAGAGTAGGCGCGCTTCTTTCGATATACACCATCTCCATTTGACTGTGAGCCTCTTTTGTCTGCGGCTGTATTGCCCTCGATACACCACAGGTTCTTCTTTCCATCATTTTTGACCACGATGCCTACATGATCTGGCTGTGCATCGTCATCAAACTGAAAGAACGCGATATCCCCTGGCTGTGCCTGACCAATAGGGATGAGTCTGCCCTTCTTAGAAAACCACTTGAGCCCTGCATCGCATGATGCAAAACCCTTCTTAGTAGAGGCTGCTACTGATGCTGACTGTCCCACCTGCGTGAAACACCACGATACGAACATCGCGCACCAGGGATTGTTGTTGAGCCCATACCACTTGCCATACTTTGTGTCGTTATTTGCGCCCTCTTGGTATCCGAGTTCGCCTCTAGCTACAGATACGATATCCATGCCTACCTCTTTGTCCGTTTGGCTACGAGTAGAGCATATATCTCATCTACTCGACTCTCTAGTTTGTCTATCTTCTTCTCGATCTCAACGACTCGATCCTTCATAGATGAGCCACTATTCGGCTTGAGTTCCACGAGATAGTGCTTCACAAGAAACCGCACCGCTATAGCTAGTGAGCCTGTGATGGATGTGAAGGCAAGTATCAACCCTGCCCAGTCGTTCGCTGTCATGTGTCAGATGATAACAGTTACGCAATGATGGCTACGCCGTTGAGGATGATTTTGGATGTGGCATCTAGGACTGTAGGCGAGTTGTGATCTACGATATCTGATCCGCCGTTAGATGTAGGCGACCATAGATACATATTGGATGAGCCCTGCGCTAGTAATCCGAAGATGGTGTAGGTGTTGCCGTTGTCTGTGATATATCCAGGAGCTACAACATCGTGTGCAAAGGTAGGGAAACCTGCAGGAAGGGTGAAGTAAATCTGACCAGTCCCCCAGTTGGTGACAGTCGTACCGAGTATCTCTGCATAGGCTGTCAGCATCTTGCCCACGCGCTCGCCCTCTACTGTCACAGGTGTGCCGGTATAGACGATGTTGTTGTTCACAGTTTTCAGCACAGGGTTGGTAGTGATGATGGTCGGAGACAGGTTGTTGTCAGCTATCTCTATGAACGCTGTGCCATTCCAGTATTTGAGCAGGTCAGCATCGGTGTCGTAGTACATATCGCCCACGCGTGGATTTGTAGGTGTGCTCGTATCAAAGTCCACATTGGGAGCTGTAAGTCTCTGCGCTGTTTCTAGCTTGCGCAGTCTCTGATCTAGGTCAGACATAATCATGCGCAGATCGAAGGGCTGATTGATATATGCCATGAGTCCTCAGTTCGTAGTCGTAGTCAGGGTCAGGGTCACGCGCTCTGGCCCATCCTCACCTGGCTGTACTGATAGTCCGACTATGCGGTAGATAGCATCTAGTGTCCCAGGGAATCGCTCATCTTGGATGACGAGTCGAGCATCATCACCTATCTGATAGTCACCTAGCTGAGGTGTGGCATATGCCGGTACTACTATCTTGATGGTCGTAGGCGGATAGGCGACTGCGAGTACCTGACCGGTAGCGAGCTCCTGTAGGTAGGTCGCATCTGTGACATCTGAGTAGTTAGCCTGTTCCTCTAGCAACGGCCACCCATCGGCCAAGAGGGTCGTATCCTGCGCAGTCTCTATCAGCTTGCCCTCGTTCGATCCTGCGCCGAGCGCATAGACAGTATTGGCTGCTATAGCTCCATCTTCTGGGTACTCATACTCCACGATGTTCCCTGCAGGGAACTCGAATACGAGAGCCTCTGGGTCAGTCGGATCATAGACAGTACCTGTGCGCGGATAGCCGAGGATTAGAGTCTTGAGTGGCTCGTTTGTGATGGGGTCATAGGACACCTGGATGTTGAAATCGAAGCCATCCTCACCTCTAGAGAGGTCTTGGATAGCGTTATAGACACCCTTGAGCTCGTAGTCGTAGTAGGTACGAGAGAGCAGTACGCCCGATGTTTCTGTCCCTACGATGACTCCGATATCGCCCTCCGGTGGAGTCTGCGCGGTATTCATGATGGTACGAGCTATGACTAGCTGGTCTATGTTGGTGAAATCTATAGTGGTGGTGATGCGCCTACGCTCGAAGTAGGACTCGAACTCTCTAGCCATGAGATTGAGTGTCTGATCCGCGCTGTTATATGTACGCCCCCAGATGACTCCGCCCCATATCAGGATGCCGTTTCGATCTACATACAGACCGGTACGACCAGGGATAGTCGAGGCATTGACATTGAAGTCTGCAGTAGCCATGCCTGATAGCAGGAGATGACCCTGTAGTGCTCCAGCCTGATTGAGCTGTTGTGTGAACGACACTCCTGTGAGAGGTAGCTCCGCGAGGATGTCATTGGTCAGTAGATCGGCAAAGAGATACCGATAGGTAGTAGTCATTGCCGACCTTCCTAACTATGCGCTAGCTATAGCGTTGGCTTCTTCTTCGGTCAAACCTAATGCGGTCAGTTTAGCAAGAGCAGATGCTTTGGCTTCGGCTTTGGCTTCTATTTCTGCTTGGAACTTAGCCCAACGCTCAGCACTTTCTATTGCCATGCGTTCTCTATCTGCGATTTCTTCTTCCGTCAAAGGCTCAATGGTGATTTCGCCCGTTTCGCAGTTCATAATCTGCTTAGTCAGTACCTCGGTCATTTTTTTCCTTTCATAGTCCGTAGAGGGAGAAAGTTGATCCTGCGTAGATAGCGTTGGAAGCACCTAGTTCTGGAAATAACTCAATCCTATTTATAGCTGCGGTGTTATTCCATTTGGCGTGTTGTGACCAATAGTAGGAAGTTGTAGCCGAACCACTATCTGAAAAGTTCAATGCCATTGGCAGTTTCGCTAGGTTAGTTTGCGCATAGTTTGGAATCATGAGTATCGAGTTGCCATATTCGCCACTCACGGAAGTATCAGTAGTAGCACCTGGGCCGACATATCCTGGCGTGTCTGTTCCAGGCGCACTACTCGTAGTCGCTATCAAACGGAGACTTCCATAGTTTGTATTGCTTGATGTATCGGTATTGAACCGCGCATATAACACTTCAATGCTCGCACCTGTGCGGTTAGTGCGCGCATAGAGAAACAACATCAAGTTTTGATAGGTGCTTGGGATAGAGCTAAAAACGACTGTGGACTGATTTGATCCAAGTGTTTGTGTTTGTATTAGTTTCATAGTAGCACCTCAGAATCCGTACACCGAAATAGTAGTTGTCGTTGTGAAATTGAAAGTGCTATAAATATAAAGTGAGGTGATAGCAGATGTAATGTCCAAATAACCACCACCATAAAGAATTTCTTGATTTCCAGTTCTATTACCTGAATTGATTTGCGCGTTTTTCTTTTTATCACCGCGATAATCAAAGAAAAACATTTCAAAATCCCATTCGTTTAGACTGCCGACTTTCCAACCCACAGCCTGTAGAGCGTTAGCAAGACCACCCTCAGCAGTAGTTCCTTGACCTACTGAAGCGGAAGCAAAGTTCTGAAAATAATTTTGAGAAACTGAATTATCATTTGGGCGTACATAAATAGTTCCTGTTCCTGTTAGAGAACCAGTTCCTACTACATAAAGATGTGTGTATGCGCCAAGTGAAGTAAAACTTATTACCGCAGAACTGCCTGTACCGTTTTGAGTTCCTATTAGTTTCATATTAGCCCTTTATTCCGTAAAGCCACGCTTGGCAGTTTGCCGCCCATACATAACTAGACGCTTCTGTGAACATAGAGATTTTTGTAATAGCCGATGTGTTATTCCAAAATACAGAAAAATGATCCGCGTGAGCATCATTACTTGTAGAACTTACTGCCCTGACTCCGCATAACTTTTTATAGGAAGTATTCGCGTAGTCATAAATATCTATGACATTTACGCCAAACATGCTTTGTGCGCTTCGTGTGCCTAGACCAAAACTATTGTTTGCCGCTTCGCGGAATGAAGAACCATTTGAACCAACTACATTTAGAAATTGAAATCCGCCGTTATAGTAGTTTCCGCTTGTTGTGTCGTTGTTGAAAGCGACTTTACAACGCGTAGTTCCAGTTCCGTCTGTATCTTTCAGCATAGTGAGCAAACGCAGATGCTTGTATGTAGTGGGTATCGAGGTAAATTCAAGGTTCGCCTGTGTAGATGTATTAGTTTGATAACTAATCAAAACCATGTCATCCGCATTAGCTAGAAAACTAGAAGCGATAGTTCCGAGAATAGGCATTAGGCGATATCTCCCACTACATACCAAAGATCAGTATTTGCCTTGATAAGAGTCGCTGATGAGAACTGTGCTCGCAGTTTGGGTGCGGTTGCTGTAGCTCCTGTCGAGGATACTGTGGTCGTACCTGATGTGACAGCCTGAATAGTGACCTGCCCTGCCCCAATCTGAATGATGTTGATTTGAGTGCCGATGGGATATGCCACCGATGCGTTAGTCGGGATGGAATATGTCTGTGCAGATGAGTTAGATGCTGTGACTAGTTTGTCTTTGTCAGCAAGCACAAAGGTATATGTAGTACCTGTCTGCGCGTTGAAGGCTAGGGTAGATGATGCAAACTCTTTGGTAGATGATCCATCTCCAACGACAATCTTGTCGTTTGTGCCATCCCATGCAATGCGACCCTCTGCGCTATTTGTAGTAGTCGAGAGAGTAAGGGTAGGAGTGGTGAGAGTTTTGTTTGTCAGGGTCTGCGCTGTAGATACATCCACAGTCGTAGCAGTATCGATTGCGATAGTGCCTGATGTAGTGATAGTTCCGCCAGATAGACCTGTGCCAGCCGTGATAGATGTGACTGTGCCTGATGCCTTATATCCAAGCGAGTTCCATGCTGTCGATCCATCGCCGATCTTGAACTTGCCTGTGTCTGTTTCATAACCGAACTCGCCAGAGGCTAGTGTTGGATTGGCGGATGTCCATTGAGAGGCAGTACCCCTGCGGATTTGTATCTGTGTGACTACTGCCATTAGGGAGTACCTCCATTGACGACTTGTGTAGCGGTGGTGTCGGGAAACCCTCCGTTATATGGAGCTATGCTATCAAAAGAGCCTCCATCCATATCGGTCAGCGTTGTAGCTGTAGATACGGCAGCCCATTGAGAGCCATCCCAGACCATAAGACCTGTTGATGTGTTGAAGTAGAGATCACCTGTACGAAGCGTAGGCGTTGATATTGCTGTCGCTGATGCAGGGACATTTGTAGGTGTAAGAGCTAAACGACTCACGAGATATCACCCATGACGAGCCAGTTATCTGTTGATGTCTGTACTGCAGTCAGAGTGCTGTACTGAGCTCGTGCTTTTGGAGATGCGGCTGTAGCACCTGTGGATACGACAGTCACGCCTGAGCCACCGGATACTGTCACCTGTCCAGCACCTAGTTGAGCCATGTTGATCTGCGCCCCCACAGGATATGCCACCGAGCTGTTCGGTGGGATGGTCACAGCAATGGCAGATGCGTTGCTAAGAGTCACGAGTTTGCCATTATCAGCTAGGACTGTTGTATAGCTCGTGCCTGTCTGAGCGTTGATGCCTAGATTTATCTGTGGGGATGTCAATACTTTATTGGTGAGAGTTTCGCTACCTGTGAGGGTAACTACTCCTGTCAGGGTGTTGTTTGCCGCGCTGATGGTCTTGTTAGTCAGGGTCTGCGCTGTGTTGAGATCGACTGTAGTAGCTGTATCTATAGATAGCGTGACTGAGCCTGATGAGCCTCCGCCTGTCAAACCTGTTCCGGCTACGACTGCGCTGATATCTCCTGACTCAGGGATATTGGTAGTCACGAGCACACGAGTATCTGTGATGTTAGCTGTGGTGAGCGCGGTAGCACCTGCAGCCACAGCGACAGTCGCTAGTGAGATGCTGTTAGCAGGAGTCGCAGGAGCTACAGGGCTACCTGCAGGAGTACCTGCTACTACCTGTAGTACCACATTGTTGAGAGAACCTGTGTAGTACGCATCGTTCACAGTCATGCATACTCGATCTATACGAGGATTCGTAGGGTCAGCCGTAGTCACACCGAGCACTACTGTGTCATCGTTATATCCGACATATGTACCCATATTCGCCTGTGTCGTACCAACGATGGCTGCCCATCCTGATGCTACGCGTACTGACATACCGGCAGGGCTGTTCTGTGTGACAGCTAGCGAGGTGTCTTTGATGATACCTGTAGTCGCCCATAGTGCCTGAGTCGTCAGGCGGTCATTTTCTGCAGGATGTGATCCGTTTTGTAGCCACGAAGGGGGTGTTCTGAGTGTCATCTATGCTCCTAGATATACGCTGACTGCCAGGTCACAACAGCCCCTGTCACACCCACTACTGTACTACCTGCGTTGCCTGTCAGGTAGAAAGAGTTATTGCCTGGCTGTGCGGAGAACCACTCTCCAGATGTCAGTAGGTTGCGAGCAGGGTTGCCGTTCAAAGTGATGAGCTTGTTGTATAGGTCAATGACGAGATAGTCGGTGTTGGTGATACTGCAGGTGAAGTTCAGCTCCTTACCCTCTGTGTCATTTCCGAGTATCGGGTTATCTATCGGCCCATTGAGTGTGATGGTCGGATAGGTATCAGTCCATCCGTTGTTAGTGATAGTGGTGACGATTTCTACGCTACCTCCACCATATTCGAGGTTGTACACGCGGTCATAAGTACGACCCCCAGGAGGTGTATAGGCGAGCGTAGCTGTTTGGATATTGCTGTCATAGTAGCGAGGGTCAGGGCAGAAGAAGTTCACCTGCCCCACGATGTATCCATATGTGTAGTTAGGATCGAGAGTGACCTGCATACCTCTCACGCGAGCGTTGATGACCTGCTCACCCTCAGCGTTTGAGAGTAGAAAGTAGAGAGGTGTAGTGCCTGATGTCTGAGGCAGTAGGGCTCTCTGTAATGTGTTGAAGTTAGCCTGAGCTGATGCTCCAGGTGAGCCCGTGACCTGAAAGGTGATGCTGATATTTCGACCAGCTAGGAAGTCGCGACCTGTGAACATACCATCGGCATATCCTCGGTTGTCATCCTGATTGCGGATACCTGGCAGACCCTCTAGACCATCCACAGCGAGTATCTGATATGGCGATCCTGTACCGCCGAACACCTGATTGTTGAAAGAAAACGAATAGTTGGCTATGACCTGTGGCATCAGATTTCTCCATACTTTGCGCGCCTGTTGGCTATGACTGTCGCGGAACTAGGTATTGTCACAGTTCGTGATGCTATGGAGGCAGCCCCGATAGCTCCACTTTCCCTAGAGGCAAGAGCAGTAGGTGAGGTAGGCACGATGACATTTCCAAATCTGATAGCTGAGACTGTGCTCGTGCTCACGAGCTGAGTATCTACTGCGGTTGCGGTGAAGTTTTGAGTGATATTTGTGGTCGTACCGCCCTTCGATCCTGAACCCCCACTCTGACCAAATGGTGTGCCTGTATATGGGATAGGTGTATAGACCGGTGCGGAAGCGAGCGCGGCAGCAGCAGCCTGAGCAGCCTGTAGAGCAGCCATAGCAGCAGCGACCTCGGCTAGTTTGGCTTTGAGATCATCTAGTTTCTTCTGTGTGCTCTTGTTGATCTCATCTATCGCCTTCTCATAGGATTTCTGAGCATCCTCTAGAGCCTTCTGCAGGGTCTTTTGAGCCTCAGCTAGACCCTCATTGAGTCGTTTGTGAGCCTCAGCACGAGCCTTCGCTAGTGTTTTCTCAGCCTCTGCGAGCGCAGCATCAAGTGTGGCTTGAGCCTCAGCGATGGATTCCTGCATCGCAGTCATAGCCTCAGTCATACGAGCATCACGCTCTGCTTTAGCCTCAGTCATCGCTGCCTGATATGCAGCCTGAGCATCAGCTAGACCCTCTTGCATCTGTCGATCTACCTCAGTCAGAGACTGTCTGAGATCAGTAGCGACCTGGGTATATGCCTCCATGAGCTCCGATGTAGCTAACTTGCCACCCTCGTTCATGGTCTTGGCGAGCGTATCTAGTCCATGCTCGCTGACATTTTCTACCTGTCCATATAGAAGCTGTAGTTCTTTGGTCGCATCCGGTGATGCAGCCTTGAGAGCCTCAGCGATTTTGTTGCCAGCCTCAGGCCCGTTCTTGACTACCTGCTCGATGAAGGTCTGGCTATAGCCCATACCTGCGAGCGCAGCAGCGTTAGCCTGTAGCTCTTTGGCTGCCGCTAGTTTGTTCTTGAGATCACTCAGTAGGGCATCGGCAGACTTACCACCTGCCATAGCCTCACCGAGATTGAATCCTGTTTTGGATGCGAACGCGGAGCGTAGTCGATCCATAGATTGCTGGATGATTCCTGCCTGTTTCTCCGCAGCCTTTTGTGTCAGCTCAGCTCGTTTGCTGTTTGCAGACTCTTGGATATCACGCAGTTTGTTTTGTAGGGCTTTCTCTAGGTCAGCCACTTTGTCGTTGTACTGTTTGGCTATCTGTATCTGTTGAGATGCAAAACGCTTCTTCGCCTCAGCCTCAGCCTTGCGATAGCTCTCTCTAGCATCCGCCCTCTGCTCCTCGGCGCGCTCCTCAGCATCAGCGATGGACTCTGCATACTGTTTGTTGAGATCAGCTACAGTCTCGTTATATCTCTCATGAGCCTCAGCCATGCGCTCATTACGAGTCTCAAGTGCCTCTTGAGCCTTTTCTTGAGCATCAGCGATGACCTCATTCATATCTTTGTAGATGTCCTCGACATCTTTCTTGTAATCCTTGAGTTTGTCTAGGCGTTTCTGTTCCTCTTTGGCTGCCTTTTCTAGAGCCTTTGCATCCACAGTCGCTGTAGTAGTGGTCTTGCCACCCTTCTTAGTGGTATCCACATCCTTCTCGGCTTTGGCTTTCGCTTTGCCCACATTGTCTAGAGTCTTGATGAGGCTGTTTGCTTTGGCTGCTGCCTTATCTGCAAAGTCGCTGACTCCATCTAGACCTTTGTTGAGTAGATCGAGTCCACTCTTTGCATACTTGCCTACGCCTGGGAGTTTTGATAGCGCAGTCAGTACACCCTTGAGTGGAGTCATCAGGAACTTGAGGACAGCCTCACCCACCTTGCCTACCATCGGGATGATAGATGCGAAGGCGGTCAGACCAGCCTTGCCTACCGAGATGATGACATTGCGGAAGGTTTCGCTGTTCTTCCATAGTTTGACTAGACCTGCAGCGAGCAGACCTACTGCGATGACTATCAGACCGATAGGGTTCATCTTTTGAGCAAGATTGAGAAGTTTCTGAGCTATCTCAGCGCGCTTCACAGCGAGTGTATAGACACCCCACGCTACTGATCCGATACCGACTGCAATAGCGAACGCTTTGATCTCATCCTGATTGTTTTTGAAGAAGTTGCCTAGTTTTTGTAGCAGAGGTATGCCCACCTTGAGTACAGCTAGTAGTCCCTGGAACGCTGGCATGAGAGCATCTCCGAGCGCGACCTTCGCATCTTCCATCTTCGCCTGTAGCGTTTTCATGGTGTTCGCTGTGCCATCGGCAGTACGCGCATAGTCACCCTGAGCTAGGGCTGTGTCTTTCATGATGAGCGCATATGCCGCCTGAGCCTTAGCCGCAGGAGTCAGCGCATCAGATGTGGACTTGATGAGTCCGAGAGACAACGCCTCAGTCTTGAGTCGAGCCTCGTTCATCGCTACACCGAACTTCTTGAGTGGCTCTGTCTCACCGGATAGACCTGATCTCAGAGCTGTGATTGCATCATCTATCGAGGTGTTGTTGAAAGATGCCATGTCGGATGCGAGCTGTACGAGAGACATGGACATATCCTGTGCCTGTCCCTGTCCTAGCCCGAATGCCTGGAACAAGTTGCCGTATGTACCTGCAGCCTCTAGAGCAGCCTGATTGCTGATACCCATACTGTCTGCTGCAGTTTTACCCCACGCCTCTACTGCTGCTGCGCCATCTCCAAAGACCACGCGTACCTTTGATAGTGACTCTGCCATGTTTGAGGCAGCCATAACTGTGTCTTTGGCGAATGCGGCTATCTGTGTACCTGCAAAAGCAACACCAAGAGTCGAGGCTACATTTTTGAGTTTGCTAGAGAAGTTGCTCATGCCGGTACTAGCGACCTTCACATTGTCATCTACTCCTT